CTCATTATCCTTGCCCTCTCTCTCGATTATTATTCCGACTTCGCCTAACGCCTTGACCATACGCATTAGATTCTTAGCAGCTTGTTCGCCCTCTCCCGCATTGATCTGGGTAAGTGCCAGGTTCCGGCACATATTGGCCTTAGCCAATAAGTATTCTTTAGTTGGCTCGCTCATTAGGCCACCTTTTTCATAGGGGTTTTATTAGCGTCCGGCTGAAAGTAACCGAGATCAATTCTGCGCTGCATCTCTGCGATAGCTTCGCTATCTCCCACTCTGCCAAGTGAGCCACCAGCTCCAGGTGCGTCATAACTTACGCCGGATTCGCTAGAGGTAAGTTCGACCCAATACTTGCCCGACTTACTTTCCCACCGTGCTATTACTTTATCCATTTACTTGCTCGCTTTCTCTCTTATTAGTGTGTTGTCCTCTCGGTGAGAGGCCACAAGGGAGAGGATACCAGCCTCTCCCCCATAGTCAAACACCGAAGCTAGTTAAATTGCGCCAGCGATTCTTTTAATTCTATCTGCTGGCACGTAATCCAATATAAATGCCTTTCGTTTAAGGTCATCGTGTCAATCATAAACTCATAGTGTTCCAACTGCTTTAGGATTTCATCTTTACTCATTGCTCGCCCTCTCTCTCGCCTCTTGCCGTCTTACCCTTTCCATACCAGCGCGGTAAAAATCAACCGCGTGGCTACCTGCCCAAACCACAAGCCAAACAAAAAGCAAAAGCTCAATAGCTTGGATCCAGCTATGTAAGTAGTTCATTATTCTGCCGCTTTCTCTAAGTAGTGGCTGGCAATTCGATCAAAGGCAGATGATCCCCAGTTCATAAGTAATTGAGAGATTAAAAGCGCTCCGGTTTCGTGTCCTAGTTCGCTTTCCCTTTCCACTACTTCAGCGATATATGACTCAAACTGGTCGCGTAATTGATCCGATAAAGTCAAAATGGTTTCGTATTCTTTAGCCAGTTCCATAGTTTCGGAATAAGCCTCAAACTGGTTATCAGTTACGAGAGTGTAATCCTCCACGAACTGATCTATTGCGTAACGCTGCTCCGTCATTTTCTTGCCTCTCTTTAGTCTGATCTCATCAGTAACCGAATTACGGTTAGACGCCCGAAGGCGTTTCGATCTAGTTATACTGGATCTCATTTATTGGTGATCCATTACAGTCATCAGTAAAGTGTAGATCTCCAAACTCTTCCGGATTATAAATATCTCCACATTTTGAGCAGGTAGCCTCTTTCATTAGTTATTCTCCCTTTGTTAATTGATAGATGACTTCATCGGTAAAGACTTCGAGCATTTTCCATACATCGCTGGAGATATTGTTATCAAAGTTAGGTAATTGCTTGGCAATTACATTAGAAAAATCCTCAAGCATTGCTAGGTGAATTGCTTCGCGTTGTTCATCAGTCATTTTATTATTCCCTCTTTCATAGTGGTTGGTAGGTGATCCACTAAGAGAAAGATACCAGACTCTCCCCCATATAGCCAGCTAATTCGGGGTTGATTTATCTTGCGGCAAAGCTTCCAGATCTCCCAGCTGATTCCCAAGTTACCGGCTAGCCAGTCCTGGTAACTTGATAGTTTTCTGAGAGGTTCCGGAGCTGAAAGTTTGGGGATCGGTGAAGGGCTGATCGGTTGGGGTTGGATCCAATTTCCGGCCAGCGGTTGGGGTTGGTTGGTTGGTGGATTCGATTACTTAATTGACAGAGTAATGAGTCAATAGTCTGCCCGAAGGACAGTCCGCCCCTCTAAACTTTACAGAAACTTATCCACAACTTATCCACAACCCAGACAGTCTGCCCCAAAATGTCCAACCCTCAACCCGAACCCGACCCCAGATGGTTAATCTGCGGGCGCGGGTGTGCTGTACTCCCCAACAAAATATATTTGATAAAGTGAAACGGCCGGTATAGCTCTGACCTGCGGTTATGGCCGTGATAAATACTATGACTGAGATCACACTGGAGAAAGCGGTAAACGCACTATTTTTTCTGCCTTATATATAGTAGAGGAGCAAAGCGGGGTTGATTAGCTTTGCGACGAAAGGTTGGCCTCTAGCGAGGCCCCTAGGCCGAGCACTGACTTACCCCTCACTTCGCTGTGGCTCGCTCGGGAGTTTTACTCCCGCCGCGGCGCTTTTTAGTGGGGATAGTTCTATTAAAAATCGCAGGCGCCTAGTAATCACTTCCTGCCTAGTATCAAAGAAATGACATTTCGCGCCATTCACGGCGCTTCTAAAGGAGACCACTATGGCGGCCAAGCCAACACCTAAACCAGCTAGTATGGTAAGCAAAGGGCGAAAGAAGCCTTACGCTAAATCTCACCAAGAATTTATTGGAAACCCAAGTATGCAGGGTGGCAAAACAGCTAAGGCTAAAGCAGATCTAAAAAAGGCCGTAAAGGGTGGAGCAGCCAAGACTGCAGCAAAACTTATTAAAGATGTAGAAACTACTTCAAATGTAAATACTCGTACAGGAAGTATGTTCAACCCAGGCAAGGTGACTACGGTTGCTTCAAAAGCCGCAGAAAGAAAAGCAGCGACACAAAGAATTATTAATGACAAATCTAAGACTGCTATGCGTGCCAAGATTGTTGAAATGAACGCGGTCAAGAAGGCGAAGAAGAAGTAGTTCGTGGCTGATAATTCAGCAGACATAGCCAAGAGAATCATCCTTGGCTGTGTAGCAGAAGGTATGACCATAGACGCGGCTTGTTCATCAGCCGGTAAGTCTATGAAGACCTATGAGTATTACCGTCGCTCCGATAAGATCTTCGCGGATAAAATTGACCGTACTAGGCTCGGACTAAAGGACAAGCAGTTTGCCTCCGGCGATGTCCACGATATGTCCTTTGCCGAGTTTCGCCAGAAGTTCCTCCACTCCCGTACCTTTCCACACCAGCAGAACATCGTTGATGTAATCGAAGGCCGTGAGCCAAGCTGGTTACACCCAGCTATGAAGTTTGAACAGGGTCTGGCTAATAACCGTATCCTAGTAAATATCCCGCCGAACCACGCCAAGTCAATGACCATTACGGTTGACTATGTAACTTGGCAGGTTTGCCGCAACCCTAACTTTCGAGTACTGATAGTCTCCCAAACGCAGCAATTAGCTGCCGACTTTCTCTACGCCATTAAGCAACGTCTGACCCATCCAATGTATGAAGAACTTCAGACCGCCTTTGCTGCTGGCGTAGGGTTTAACTCTAAGTCTGCCTCGTGGCAAGCAACCCGTATCACCTTCGGTGACGAACTCAGAGAATCCTCAGAAAAGGATCCAAACATTGAGGCCGTCGGTATCGGTGGTCAGATCTACGGTAAGCGTGCCGATATGATTATTGTTGACGATGCTGTAACTCTGAAGAACGCCAATGAGTTTGAACGACAAATCAAGTGGTTAACCCAAGACGTACGATCCCGTCTTAACCCTACTGGTAAATTAATTATTATTGGAACTCGCGTAGCTTCGGTGGACTTGTACCGCGAACTACGCTCCGAAGACCGCTACCCAGGTGGCTTAGTCCCTTGGAAGTATTTAGCAATGCCGGCGCTTTTAACGCCAGACGAGGATCCTGATAAATGGGAAACCCTCTGGCCAGCTTCCGATGCACCATTTGATGGGCAAGAAGAAACTGATAAGAACGAAGATGGCCTATATCCTAGATGGAATGGTCGCAACCTTTACAACGAACGCCAAGCTATGGATGCTTCCACTTGGGCTTTGGTTTACCAGCAGCAAGACGTATCTGAGAACGCAGCCTTTGACCCAGTATGTGTTCGTGGCTCCATTGACGGTATGCGCAAGTCTGGTCGTTTAGAACCTGGTAGTCCAGGGCATCCGAAGGATCTACAAGGCTTTACAATTATTTGCGGTATGGACCCAGCTATTGTTGGAGATACCGCTGCTATCTGTTATGCCATTGACCGCACAACTTCTAAGCGCTACATCGTAGATGCTTTGAAGATTAGCCGTCCCTCACCGCAACAGATCCGTGACATTATTCTTAACTGGACTTCACTCTATGGTCCCAGCGAATGGATTATTGAGAAGAACGCTTTCCAGGCTTTCTTAACTCAGGATGAAGGTATCCGTCAATTTTTAGCAAGTCGCGGCGTTCTATTAAAAGAACACCACACCGGATCTAATAAGTGGGATTCAGGTTTCGGCGTAGCTTCTATGGCTACCTTGTTTGGTACTAAGCAAGCCGATGGTAAGCACCACCGAGATAATTTGATCCACTTGCCTAGCGATCAAACCGAGAACGTCAAGGCTCTTATCGAGCAGTTGATTACTTGGACGCCAACTACTAAGGGCAAGACCGACTTAGTAATGGCACTTTGGTTCTGTGAGATCCGAGCACGTGAGATGCTCAATCACGGTATGTATACCACCCATCATTTGAAGAATCCATTTCTATCACGTTCAGAAAAAAGCAAGCGTGTAGTGGTCAACCTAGATCAACTACTACTAGATCAAAACAAGCAGTTCATCTAAGGAGACAAAATGGCAGCTATGAAGAAAGCTACACCCGCAAAGCCTAAACCTAAACCTACACCTAAGTTAACTGGCCCTAATGCTATTAAAGAAATACAACGCCAAGTATCACCCAAAGGTGTTAAGAAGGCTGAAGCAGGCGCTAAGAAGGCCATTGACAAGAAGTACCCAGGATTATACAAGAAATCTAAGTAAGGATTCCCATTGCTAACACCAAAAGAAGTTAACGCGAAGTTAGGTCGCTTGCAGACCAAGTTTGCATCCCGCGACCAACGT